CATACCCCAACGCCAAGGGAGCAGATAGAACAATAAGACAGAACGCCCATAGACTGATGAAACATCCAGGGGTTGTGTATCACCTGAGCCAACGCCAGGAAGAGACCGCCGAGGTGCTAGCAAATGATGCCAATGCGGCACGACTCCATGTGATCAGGAACCTCATTACGCATAGCACCACAGGCAAGCAAGAAGGCACACGCCTCAAAGCCTTGGAACTCTTAGGCAAGGCAACAGGACTGTTTACACCACAGACGCAGACAGAGACACAGGTTGTCTCAGTCACAGACCTGCGCAAGCAGTTGGCATCTCACCTCCAGACGTTGGAGAGAGTGAGACCTGCTCAGCAGACCATCGATGTCTACGCAGAGACCCTCGCAGAAGAAGAGACCAGTAGCCTAGAGCGTGGCGTGTAAACGCTCCGGGAGCTGGCCCACCCGCTCCGTACAGCCCACTTTTCGTCGTGCGTACCCGTCTGCGCCTTACGCAGTAATCCACTCATCCCACGCCATTCTCCACAGATACCCCCCCCTTCAATCCAAAACGCACACCCCCGGGGGGGTATATAAAAAATTAAGAAAAAAGGCTTGCGAACGTTCGTAAGAACGTTTAAACTAAGGATATGACGGAAAGAGAGAGAGCCATTCTGGAGTTCATTAAGGCTTACATGAGGCTTCACGGGGTATCGCCGAGTTATGAGGTGATTGCTCGGGGGGTTGGATTGAGGTCGAAGTCGAACATACATCGTCTTATCCACAAGTTGGAGGAGATGGGTCATGTTCGGGTGAAGCCGTACAAGTTTCGGTCTATTAGGGTTATTGACCGCAGTGCTCAGGAGATTGGTGCTTTATGAGGGAAGAGATCCCGGAGGACTATGAGCTTCTATCTGAGGTGGAGATAGAGGGGTTGAATGCTGGGCTTGAGTCTGCCTCGGATGAGGTGAAGACGCAGATTCTTCGGTTGTTGAAGATTGATAGGACTGCCCGGGCGCAGAGGTCTTTTTTGTACTTTGTTACTCAGATGTGGCCTGTCTTTATCTCGGGGAAGCATCATGCCATCATGGCGGATGCTTTTGAGAGGGTGGCTAGGGGTGAGTTGAAGAGGTTGATTATTAACATGCCTCCCCGGCATACGAAGTCTGAGTTTGCTTCTTATCTGCTTCCGGCTTGGTTTCTGGGCAGATTCCCGGAGAAGAAGATTATCCAGACCGCCCATACAGCTGAATTGGCTGTGGGGTTTGGACGGAAGGTGAGGAACTTGGTCTCCTCCCCGACGTTTCAGGAGGTTTTTGACACAACCCTGTCCACAGACTCCAAGGCGGCGGGCAGATGGAACACAGGAGCCGGAGGGGATTACTTCGCTATCGGTGTAGGCGGAGCTGTGACGGGTAAGGGTGCGGATTTGTTGATCATTGACGACCCTCATTCGGAGCAGGAGGCTAAGCAGGGTAATCCCGCAGTCTATGACTCGGTTTATGAGTGGTACACATCTGGCCCCCGGCAGCGTTTACAGCCCGGAGGGGCGATTATTATTGTGATGACACGCTGGTCAAAGAAGGATTTGACCGGCCAGATCCTGAAAAACTCCCTAAAAGACGGTGTAAACGACTGGGAAGTGATCAATTTCCCGGCGATTCTGCCCTCTGGAACCCCTTTATGGCCCGGATTCTGGTCTTTGAAGGAGCTTGAGGCTCTAAAAGCTGAACTCCCGGTGGCTAAATGGGAGGCGCAGTACCAACAACGCCCCACTTCCGAGGAAGGGGCCATCATTAAGCGGGAAAACTGGAGGATTTGGGAGCATGACACCCCTCCGCCCTGCGAATACATCATCCAATCTTGGGACACGGCCTTTGAAAAGAGCAACCGCTCGGACTATTCCGCCTGCACAACGTGGGGAGTGTTCTATCAGCCCGATGACAAGGGTGAATCTAGGCCCAATGTCATCATTCTGGACTCATTTAAACGCAGGATGGAGTTCCCGGAACTGAAGAAAAAGGCTTATGAGATGTGGAAGGAATGGGAGCCTGACACCCTGATTGTGGAAAAGAAGGCCGCAGGATCTCCCCTCATCTATGAGCTGAGAAAGATAGGAATTCCGTTAGAAGAGTACACACCAAGCAAAGGAAGCGATAAGATAGCCCGTGTAAACGCGATATCTGACATGTTTGCTTCCGGGATTGTGTGGTGTCCTGAGACAAGATGGGCCGATGAATTGATTGAGGAGTTGGCCTCCTTTCCGAACGGGGATCATGACGACCTTGTGGATTCAACCAGTCAGGCGTTACTGCGATTCCGGCGCGGTGGGTTCATCGCAATCGATTCGGATGAGGTTGATGAGCCTTTGCCATATCGATATCGGAAGAATATTTATTATTAAGGATGGTCTAAATGGCTACAAACTTTGACAAGGCGCTCTATGAAGCTCCGCTGGGGATGGATAACCTCCCAGAGGAAGAAATAGAGGTCGAGATCGAGAACCCTGAATCAGTGACAATTGCCACCGGGGATGTGGAAATCACCCTGGAACCCGGCGCAGAACATGAAGGCGAGTTTGATGAAAACCTCGCAGAAGTTCTGGACGATGGTGAACTCGGTCAGATTGCATCAGAACTCCTGGAATTGGTGGACGCAGATATCAACTCCAGAAAAGACTGGGCCGATGCGTTTGTCAAAGGTTTGGAAGTCCTAGGTCTTAAATATGAAGAACGCACAGAACCTTGGTCGGGTGCCTGTGGTGTTTATTCAACAGTTTTAACTGAAGCTGCGATCCGTTTCCAATCTGAATCGATTATGGAAACCTTCCCGGCGGCAGGCCCGGTGAAGACTGCGATTATTGGTTTGATTAACGAGAAGAAAGAAGAAGCTTCTCGCCGTGTCCAAGAGGACATGAACTACAAGCTAACCGAACAGATGCCTGAATACCGCCCCGAGCATGAGCGTATGCTCTATTCTCTGGGTCTCGCAGGTTCAGCATTCAAGAAGGTTTACTTCGATCCCAGCATGGGACGGCAGATGTCAGTCTTCTGCTCAGCTGAAGATGTGATCGTTCCCTATGGAACATCCAATCTAGAGACCGCTGAACGTGTTACCCATGTAATGCGTAAGACCAAGAATGAACTGAAGAAACTCCAATACAACGGGTTTTATCGGGACATCGACCTTGGCGAACCGATCAATATGCTGACGGATATTGAGAAGGTTAAGGCAGACCAACAAGGTTATCGCGCAACGGATGATGACCGTTATCAACTCCTAGAGATTCAGGCATATCTGGATATTGAAGGATTTGAAGATAAAGATGAGGACGGAGAGCCGACAGGAATTGCTCTGCCTTATATCGTTACCATCGACCGTGGAACCACCAAGGTTCTGGGCATCCGCAGAAACTGGAGGCCCAGTGATGCGAAGAAGCTGAAGCGTCAGCACTTCGTCGATTATTGTTACATCCCCGGGTTTGGTTTCTACGGCCTCGGACTGATTCACATTATTGGTGGATATGCCCGCGCAGGAACCATGCTGATTCGCCAATTGGTGGACGCAGGAACCCTCTCTAACCTCCCCGGTGGATTGAAGTCCCGAGGGCTGCGGGTTAAGGGTGATGACACCCCCATCTCCCCGGGTGAATTCCGCGACGTTGATATTCCTTCTGGAAGCATCAAAGACAACATCATGACGCTCCCCTACAAGGAGCCGTCACAGGTCTTGGCTGGCTTGCTGGACAAGATTACTGAAGAAGGTCGCCGCTTGGGTGCCATCTCCGATATGAATATCTCGGATATGAGCGCAAATGCCCCGGTGGGAACGACTCTGGCTTTGTTGGAGCGCACCCTCAAGACGATGTCTGCCGTGCAGGCTCGGGTGCATTATTCGATGAAGCAGGAGTTTAAACTGCTGAAGAACATCATCCGCGACTACACCCCGCCGGATTATGACTATGAACCGACCGACGGAAAACCAGCAGCCAAGCAGTCTGACTACGACATGGTGGAGGTTATCCCCGTGTCTGATCCGAACAACGCCACGATGGCGCAACGGATCATGCAGTATCAGGCAGTCATGCAAATGGCCGCTGGCGCTCCGCAGATCTATGACCTCCCCTACCTGCATCGCCAGATGATTGAGGTTCTGGGGGTCAAGAACGCAGACAAACTTGTGCCGATGGAAGATGACCTGAAGCCCAAGGATCCGGTATCGGAGAACATGGGATTCTTGACCGGGAAGCCGACCAAGGCGTTCATCTACCAAGAACACGATGCCCACCTTCAGGCCCATCAATCCTTCATGCAGGATCCGATGGTTGCCGCAACGATTGGGCAAAACCCATTGGCTCAGAAGATGCAGGCCGCAATCATGGCCCACATCGCAGAGCACCTAGCGTTTAAATATCGCCGTCAGATGGAGGAGCAGATCGGAGCACCGCTGTTCCCGCCAAACGAAGAGCTTCCCGAGGATATCGAGGTCGAAATGTCTCGACTCATCGCAGAAGGTGCAAAACAAGTTCTGCAAGCCAATCAGTCCCAAGCCCAACAACAACAAGCCCAGCAGGCCGCGCAAGACCCGCTGGTTCAGTTGCAGCAGGCTGAATTGCAGATCAAACAGGCTGAGGTTCAGTCCAAGACTCAGAAAGCGCAGTCTGAGATTGCCATGAACCAAGCCAAGCTCCAGATTGAACAAGACAAGATCAAGCTGGAAATGATGAAAGTACAGAACCAGAAGGAGATCGAGATGGCTCGCATTCAAGAGCAAACTCGGTCAAACAACCAGAAGGTTCAGGTAGACCTGTTTAAACGAGGAACCAAATGATAGATGACCAAGCTCTGAAGTACTTAGCGAAAGAACTGAAGAAAGCAGAAACCGGTCTTCTAGAAAGCCTTGGGGATGGGGGTGCGGATGACTACCCCCAATACCGAGAAATGTGCGGCCAGATCCGAGGTCTTTTGTACGCACAGGATTTAATCTCCGACCTTGCGAGAAAATTGGAGAAACTTGAAGATGAATGAGATCCTAATAGGACAGTCACTGGATCCCTCGGGGCCAGTATCAGTGCTTCCCGGCACTGCGGAAGAGAAGGCGAGGCAGGTTCCAGACCCTGCGACATATCATTTACTCTGCGTTTTACCGGACGTAGATGAAGAATATGAAAGCGGTCTGGTTAAAGCAGGTCAAACCATGCATTATGAAGAGGTGCTGTCGCCAGTCCTTTTTGTGGTGAAAATGGGCCCTGACTGCTACAAGGACGAAAAACGATTCCCGTCCGGCCCCTCTTGTAAGGTGGGGGATTTTGTACTTGTGCGTCCTAATACAGGAACCCGCATCAAGATCCATGGCAAAGAATTCCGTTTGATTAACGACGACTCCGTTGAAGGTGTTGTCCAAGATCCTCGCGGTATTACCCGAGCATAAGGAGTAAAACCATGGCAGAGATGGAAAAAGTTGAATTTGAATTCCCTGATGAGAAGGAAGAAAAAGAATCTCGCAAGGGGAGCCGTGTCGTAACCCCGGAGCCTGAAGAAAAGGTAGAGGTTGCGCAGGAAGAAGATTTTGAGGTGGTAGACGATACCCCGGAGGAGGATCGTGGGCGTAAACCCATGGAAAACCCCCCGGAAGACCCCACCGATGAAGAACTAGCCACCTATTCCAAGCGTGAAAAGACCAAAACTCGGGAGTTTCACAAGGCTTATCACGACGAACGCCGCGCAAAAGAGGCGGCTGTGCGTGAAAAAGAGGAGGCAATTCGCATTGCCCAAGCCATTTTGGAAGAGAACAACCGCCTGAAAGGGACGGTAAACCAGAGCCAAAATGCCCTCTTGGAACAGGCAAAACGCACTGTCGCGCAGGAATTGGAAGACGCCAAGCGTAAATATAAGCAGGCGTATGAAAACGGGGACTCTGACGCGCTGGTAGCGGCGCAGGAAGAGATTACCTCGGCCAAGATCAAAGCCGACCGGGTAAACAATTTTAAACCTAAACCTTTACAGGAAGAGAAAAATCAGGTACAAATGCCTGAACCGCAGGTTAGGGTTGATCCTAAAGCCGAAAATTGGAGGCGAGCCAATGAATGGTTTGGGGTTGACCGTGAGATGACCGGCTTTGCTCTTGCGGTGCATGACAAGCTGGTCTCGGAGGAAGGGCTAAGTCCTCAAAGTGATGAATACTACCAACGCATAGATGGTAGGTTACGCCAAGTGTTTCCAGAGAAGTTTGCCTCTGCGAAACCCGCCGATGCGAATCAGCGCCCCAATGCAAATGTTGTTGCTTCTGCTTCCAGAAGCGTGGCTCCTAAGAAGATCACGCTGACGGCATCTGAGGTAAATATCGCCAAACGGCTTAACATTCCGCTGGAACGTTATGCACGGGAGGTTGCGGTTTTAAGGAGAAATAATAATGGCTGAGCAGAAAAGAGAACCCCGTCAGATGGAAATGCGTTCGGAGCAGGAGCGTCCTAAAGCATGGATGCCGCCCACTCTACTGCCGGATCCCGATCCTGAAGAGGGTTGGAAATTCCGTTGGATCCGCATGTCTATGCTGAACACTCCTGACGCCGTTAATATTTCAACGAAATTCCGTGAGGGATGGGAACCTGTCAAGGCTTCCGAACAACCCAAACTCCGTTTTTTGAATAACCCTAACGGGCGTTTCCCGGACGGAATTGAAATTGGTGGTTTGTTGCTTTGCAAAACCCCGGCTGAATTTGTCGAACAACGTGACGCTTATTACCTGAATCAGGCTAATCAGCAGATGATGTCCGTCGAAAACAGCTTCATGCGTGATAATGATCCGCGTATGCGCAAGTTTAATGAACAGCGCTCGCAGGTTACTATCGGAAGAAGTGTTTAATCCTTTTAGGAGTCTCAAATGGCTTATCCCACAGTAAGCGCTCCTTACGGCCTAGTCCCTGTCAACCGAGTTGATGGATTGCCGTATGCAGGCGCGATTCGCCAGATTCCCATTGCCGCAGGTTACGCAACCGCCATTCTGAATGGCGCTACCGTAAAACTGAGCGGTGGTTATCTCGTCGCTGACACCAGCACCAACGCAGCTACCCCGTGTGGCGTTTTGGTCGGTTGCCAGTATGTCAACTCCAGCGGTCAGACCGTGCAGGGCCAGTACTATCCGGCCAGCCTGTCTACCTCTACCAACCCGGCTTATGCCTACGTTGTGGATGATCCCAATGCGATCTTCAAGGTTGCCGTCGTGTCTTCTGGCACCACGATGACCTACACGGCTCGCTCTGTTGTCGGCCAAAACGTGCCTATGGCGCAAAACGGCGGTTCGACCACCACTGGTGATTCGACCATCGGCGTTGTCGCTACCGGCGCTGGCACGACCGCAACCATCCCCCTGCGTGTGATTGACGTTGTTCCTGACACATCCGTCGTTGTAAGTGGTACTACTTACTACTATGAGTTGCTCGTCAAGATCAACACGCACCAGTACAACAACACCACTGGCGTGTCTTGATAAGGAGCTAAATCATGGCTATTTCACGCGCACAACTACTTAAAGAACTTCTTCCCGGCCTGAACGCCCTGTTCGGTCTGGAGTACGCCCGTTATGGCGAGGAACATAAAGAGATTTATGAGACCGAGTCTTCCGAGCGTTCGTTTGAAGAAGAAACCAAGCTGTCTGGCTTCTCTGCCGCACCGGTCAAGAACGAAGGTTCTGCGATCCAGTACGACAACGCTCAGGAAGCTTGGACTGCTCGCTATACGCATGAGACCATCGCTATGGGCTTCTCCATCACGGAAGAAGCAGTGGAAGACAACCTGTATGACAGCTTGTCCAGCCGCTATACCAAGGCTCTGGCCCGTGCTATGGCTTACACCAAGCAGGTTAAGGCCGCAAACGTGCTGAACAATGCATTCAACACCTCTGTGACCTACGGTGACGGCGTTTCCCTGTGTAACACCGCCCACCCCCTGATCTCTGGTGGCACCAACAGCAACCGCCCGACGACCGGCGCTGACCTGAACGAAACTTCGTTGGAAAACGCAGTTATTCAGATCGCAGGCTGGACGGACGAACGTGGTCTGCTGATCGCCGCTAAGCCCAAAAAGCTTATCGTTCCGCCGAACCTGATGTTCGTTGCTACCCGCCTGCTTGAAACCGAGCTGCGCGTTGGTACGACCGACAACGACATCAACGCCCTGAAGAACAACGGTTCTATCCCCGAGGGATATACCGTTAACCACTTCTTGACGGATACGACCGGCTGGTTCCTGACCACCGACGTTCCCAACGGTCTGAAGCACTTTGTTCGTATGCCTCTGGCTACCAACATGGACGGTGACTTCGACACTGGTAACGTCCGTTACAAGGCCCGCGAGCGTTATTCGTTTGGCGTGTCGGATCCGCTGGGTATCTTCGGATCGCCCGGTTCGTCCTGATAGACGAAGAAAAAAGGGGGCTTCGGCTCCCTTTTTTTATTGCTTTTATTTTCGTTTGGTGTATATTTAAACAAACCGGGCTTCCCGGCGTATCAAACCGTCCCGGCGGACTGGCATGCAAGATTGATACGCTTTAAACGCATGAAAGGAACCCATCATGGGATTCGCTACTCACCTTGGCCCTTGGTTGCTGGGCACTCTGAAAAGCACCACCGGCACCACCGCTGGAACTATCCGCAACTTGGGTGCATCGATTGTTGCTCAACAAGCCACTATCTCTCAGACTGACACCGGTACGACTACCGCCATGGCTCTGCCTGCTGGCGCAATGATTACGTCCATTCAGCTGATTACGCCCACGACCGCATTCTCGTCTGGCACGATCACCATCTCTATCGCAGGAACGACCGTTGTAAACGGCGCATCTCTGCCGACCGCATTGGGTGTGTCTGCCCTGACCGTTGCAACGACCGGTGCCACCATCGTTAACAACGTTGGCTCTACCGATGCTCTGGTGACCTACACCTTGGGCACCCCGGTTGGTTCTGGCGCAGCAAGTACTCTGGTTATTGCATATGTTGTCCGCGATCCGAGCGGCTCTTCATATCCCTCTGTCACTCAGAACTAATTAACCTTGGGGGCTACGGCCCCCGTTTAACAGGAGATTAGTTATGGCAATGCAAACTGATGTCAAAGGCGTTAGTTGCCCTGCAAGTACGGACACAACTGCGTACAACGGGCGTACTCGTCTAAAAGGGCTGTATTACAGCGCCTCTGCCGCTAGTTCTGTTATTGTTAAAGACGGCGCTACAACGCTGTTCACTTTTACAATTGCAGCTGCTGATACGACCTACGTCATTCTCCCCGGAGAAGGCGTATTGGTTCAATCTAGTTTGGTTATTACAGTTGGCGCAAGCTGCACGGCGGTGGCATTCTATGGATGAAAAAAAGCGTCCCATTGACCTAAACGGTCGCAAGTTAATGATTGCAATCCCGGCGTATGACGGGCGTGTAAACATTAAAACAGCTATTGCCTTAGCGCAATTGTCTTCCGAGACCGCCAAGTTCGGTGTGACGCTTTATATCAGCCATGTCTCTGGCTGTTCTCTGATTACCAAGGCCCGCAATGCTTTGGTGGCAGATTTCCTAGAAACCGACGCAGATACCCTGCTGTTTGTTGACTCCGATGTGATTATCACTGCCGACGCAGTATTGCGTCTTTTGGCTATCAGCAAGGGCAAAGATATCACCGCAGGTGTTTACCCCCGCCGTGGTGCAGACCGGATGTTCTTCATGGATATCCATCTCACCGAGGACACCAATGAGTTGGTGTTTGATGAAAACGGCATGCTCCAGATCCGTCGAATTGGAACCGGGTTTATGATGATTCAGCGTCATGTGTTTGAGACCATGATCAAGAACCATCCTGAGTGGCGTTATATCAACGATACAAAGAACCGTGATGAATACGCCCTCTTTGACTTTGGTGTTTACAACGGCAAATATTATGGCGAGGACTACCTGTTCTGCGACCGCGCTACTGCCGAAGGCTTCACCGTCTTCCTTGACCCGAGCATCAGTTTGCCGCATGTGGGAACTCAGGAATTTGAGAGAAACTTTGAAGAAGAAGCTTTGAAGGTTTTGCTTAAAGAGTATTCAACGCCCAAACTGAAGGTCGCAAATGGCTAAATCACCAGCATGGCAACGCAAGGAAGGCAAGAACCCCAAAGGCGGATTGAACGCCAAGGGGCGAGCCTCTGCCAAAAAGCAGGGCATGAACTTGAAACCTCCCCAGCCGGAAGGCGGCTCACGCCGAGACTCTTTCTGTGCAAGGATGAGTGGTATGAAGAAGAAACTCACATCCGAGAAGACGGCAAAAGACCCGAACTCGCGGATTAACAAATCTCTTAGGGCTTGGAACTGCTGATCATGGAGATGATGCTGTGGAACGTCTTGCTGACTACATTCATCGGGTTACTCAGTTGGAATCTGAGGGAGAAGTCAGCCGAGTTGCAAAGAATCCAGATCCTGTTAAACAGGACTCGGGAGGAGATTGCACGGGACAACGTGACACAAGCCGAGATCGACAAGATTGTGGCGCACATCGACAGCCGGTTCGACAAGCTGAACGATAAGATTGACCTGTTTATACGGGAGCAAAGAAGTGCCCTCAACTAGCAAGAAACAACATAACTTCATGGAAGCCGTGGCCCATAGTCCGGCATTTGCGAAGAAAGCAGGTGTCCCGCAGTCCGTGGGGCAAGAGTTCAGCAAAGCGGACAAGGGCCGCAAATTTTCAAAAGGTGGCGACATGAAAGAATCTAAAGGAATGATGAAAAAGGAAATTGGGTTTATGAAAGCCAAAGGTGCACCCAAGTCCATGATCAAACATGAGATGGCCGAAGCAGGCATGAAGCGTGGTGGCTCTGTCGCTCCGTCCAAGATGGGCAAAGTTAAAACCGCCGCCCCTAGTCGGGATGGGATTACGACCAAAGCCAAAACCAAAGGCACGGTCATCAAGATGGCTGGCTCATCCAAAGGGATGATGCGCGGCGGCAAATGCTAAGGAGAACATCATGCTAAAACGTAAGATGCGTAAATTTGAGGATGGCGGCGATGTGGACGCCATGGAGGCGGCAAACGCTTCCGCCGAAGCTCAGGCCCTGATGGATGAAGCCAAAGGCGAAGAGATCTTGAAGCGTATGCGGGATGCAGAGGCTGCTCCTAAAAGAGCGCCCCGCCCAACGCCTAAACCCATGGCTAAAGAGATGCCTGAGTCTCTTAAGAGCACTCCCAAAGCAACCACGGTTGAAAAGACTGTTGTCAAGACCGCGCCTTCACGCGCCAATGAAAACTATAGCAATGAAGGCCGTGGCCGTCCTACCGCCAAGGAGATGCCTTCAGCTATCAAGAAGCGCTCAGAATATGAGCGTCCTAACATTGGTGGCATGATTGGCCGTGGGATCTCTGACTTCTTTGGCTCCATCCGTGAGCGTGGCCGCAAGTCCAACCCTGAAGCCTACGCCAAGGGCGGTTCTGTAGGTTCTGCCTCCAAACGTGCTGACGGTATTGCCCAACGTGGCAAGACCAAAGGCAAGATTTGCTGAGGTGAATTATGTACGACGAAGAACTGGAAAAAAAGAAGACCAAGGGCGATTCCGTTTGGACGGAAGGTTCTGGTGTTCCCGTCCCCCAAGAGCCTGACATGGGATCCTCCCGCCCCAAAAAGCCTGTGAAGAAGGCTTCTGGAGGCTCTATTAGCTCCGCCTCTAAACGTGCAGATGGTATTGCTCAGCGCGGCAAAACCCGTGGCACGATGATCATGTGTGGCGGTGGCTACACCAAGGGGAAGTAATATGATGGCAAGCCGTGGTATGGGGGATATCGCCCCCAGCAAAATGCCTTCCGGGGTGCGTAAAGCCCGCCGTGATAACACTGACTTCACGCAGTATGCCGAAGGCGGTGAGGTGTGGAGTAAGCCACGGCCCAAAGGTCTTGGCGCTCCCCAAGCCCTTTCTGCCAAGAAGAAGGCTAAAGCCAAGGCCCGGGCTAAGGCGGCTGGTCGGCCTTATCCCAACCTGATTGACAACATGAACGCAGCCAAGGGATAAATCATGGCAGTATCCGGCACAACCGATTTCAATCTGGAGTTCACAGAACTCGCAGAAGAGGCGTGGGAGCGTGCCGGTCGGGAGATGCGCTCAGGCTATGACCTGCGTACCGCCCGTCGCTCCATGAACCTGATGACCATCGAGTGGCAGAACCGTGGCATCAACATGTGGACGATTGATGAGGGGTATGTAAACCTCATCCAAGGTCAAGCCGAATACGACCTCCCCGCAGACACCATCGATCTGTTGGAGCATGTGATCCGTACTGGGCAGGGTAACGTGTCCACGCAGGCCGACCTGACAATCACTCGTATTAGTGTTTCTACCTATGCCACCATCCCAAACAAGCTGTCTCAGGCTCGTCCTATTCAGGTTTGGGTTCAGCGTCTACGGGATAACCCCAAGATCACTGTGTGGCCTGTTCCTGACCAGGGTACAGAGGGAAACCCGTACTATGTTTTCCGGTACTGGAGAATGCGTCGGATTCAGGACGCTGGCTCTGGTGTTCAAACAGAAGATGTGAACTTCCGCTTCTACCCAGCCATGGCGGCTGGTTTGGCCTATTACATTGCCATGAAGCAACCTGAGCTTGCTCCCCGGGTAGACATGCTGAAAGCGGCCCATGATGAGCAGTTCAACCTAGCTGCTGGTGAAGACCGGGAGAAGGCATCTGACCGCTATGTGCCCCGGCCCCAATTCATTGGGAGCAGCTACTAATGCCTAATCGTTTTGCAAATGGTGTCCGTGCGATTGCCATGTGCGACCGCTGCGGGCAGCAGTTTAAACTGAAGAACCTGAAGACGGAGATCATCAAGCAACGCAAGTATGAGTTGCTGGTGTGCCCGGAGTGCTGGGATCCTGATCAGCCGCAGTTAATGCTTGGAACCTTCCCGGTGGAGGATCCGCAGGCTCTTCGGAATCCCCGCAAGGACAATACCTACATCACCTCTGGACAGAACGTGGATGGATATCCGTCCGGTGGATCCCGGGATATTCAGTGGGGATGGGCTCCGGTTGGTGGAGCAAGAGAGTTCGATGTCGGACTGACGCCAAATTATTTGGTGGCAACGACATATGTTGGTACAGTAACGATATCCTAAAGGAGTCTGAAATGGACAAGAAAGACCTAGCACAAGACAAAAAGATGATTGGCTCTGCCATTCATAAGCATGAGAAAAACATGCACCCCGGCAAAGCCCCCACCAAGCTGGCTAAAGGCGGCGTTACTTCTATGAATATGAAGAAGTATGGACGCAATCTGGCCCGGGCTATGAACCAGAAATCCAGCTCTCGCGGAGGCTAATATGGCTAAATTCAGTCAAAAATTGATGGGTAAAGAGGTCGGTTCTGCCGCCGTCTATGCCAAGCCCCACACCATGGCTGGCAAAGAGGTCAAGATGGACACCAACCCCGGCAAACAACCCAATCGCAGTAAGCTAGACACATACGATATGTCTGTTGGAGCCGTCAGCAAATCTGCTGGTAATGAGCCAACCAAGACCAGCGGTATTAAGATCCGTGGCACTGGTTGCGCTACCAAAGGCGTAATGGCTCGGGGCCCTATGGCTTGAGGTTGACATGACATACAACGAACTCGTCACTGCTGTTCAGGACTACTGTGAGAATAACTTTCCCACAGCGGACATGAACACCATGATCCGGCAGGCTGAACAGAATATTTACAACACTGTTCAGATTGCAAACCTGCGGAAAAACGTGACGGGTTCTTTGTCTGCTGGTAACAAATACCTGAGCTGTCCTGCTGACTTCCTGTCTGTTTACAGCTTGGCTGTTTACTCTTACGTCACCCCAACGGCTACGGGTACGTCTGGACAGTCCACCATTGTGGTCTCTTCAGCTACTGGTATCTCTGCCGGTATGTATGTCTCTGGCACCGGGATTGATACTGGAACCACGGTCAGTTCAATTTCAGGGACGACCGTTACATTGTCAGCCGCCAACAGCGGGACTGTGAGCGGCACGGTTACGTTCC